CCCTACCATGCTAACCATTCTACTTGCTGTTAGGAGCCTCTTCGGACTTTTATACACCGAATTGGTGTATATCCGGCCTTAGAAAGGTGGTTCCCGTATTCTATTTTGGTCATCTTGAGAAAGATTTCCTCTATTTATACGTTCAGCACGATGTTAAGACGAGCGTCGTAACGAGTAGTTCAGTCTTATATTATTCGCATTCGCGAGATATTAACTGTGGCTAGTTGGTTCTAGTTTGTTTATGGGTAAGAAACTATACTAAGGGGGATTCGTCCCCCTCTATATATTTCCTGCCCTCAAACTAGATAAGTTATCCATCCTTAGTTCTCGCGCTATGCGCGAGAGGTCTTCCATGTCACATTCACCCATTAGATTTAGGGAGAAGTCTGACTATCTTCCGCGTCAATGTTATTACATCTCCGCAGGTGGAACTTCTTCAGCCCTTAATAACGGCTGGAGGCACTACGAGTGGATGGCTGATCAAATCAACCCCGTTCGCGGTAGTGCTCGCAAGAGAGCTCCCGGTAGGTGTCAGCATTTAAATGTTGACGCCATATACACTAATAATAGTGTGAGCTTATACGGAGGGGGCCTCACGGTCGTTGGATTTGTCGATTCAGAGGGCGATGATTCAATCACACCAACTGGATCTTGGCATCCTAATGACCCTGGATGGTCTAATTTGCTCGGTGAATTTATGTCCACTCCGACTTACCAGAATCTGCTCCTCGAAGCCTTTAACAAGCAAAAGGATCAGGTTCCGGCAAAGATTTCACTCATTAACTTTCTTGTTGAGCTCAAGGACTTCAAGCCGCTTATTAATAGCTTCAAGAAGATCCCAAAAGCCTTGAGTGATTCTCAATCCCAGGCACTCTCTTCCTTCAAAAGAGGAAATATCAGGCGTTTGCCCAAGAGAGTTGCTAAGTCGGGTATTGACACATTTCTATCTTATAATTTCCAGTGGGCACCATTCATTGGGGATCTCAAGTCTCTAACTGAGATTGGAGATTCTTCCTCAAAGAGACTCGATTACCTGCGGAAAACCAAAGGTAAAGAAGTTACGGTGCACTTCCAAAAGGAAGATTGTTATCAACACCCACAAGTGAACACTGTAGTCTGGTCCACGGGCAAGCAGTGGGGTAGAACGTTTGTCAAGCTGAAAGAATACTCTTGTACCTTTAACAGTACATGGAGATTGCTCCATAACTTGAAAGAGTTAGATGATGCTTTTAGCGGACTACGCGCAACTTACGCATCTTTAGGGCTAAACAATCCCATAAAAGCTGCATGGAATTCGATTCCGTTCTCTTTTATGTTAGATTGGGTAGGTCCTTTAGGTAGTTGGCTTGATAATGCCGCAGTACAGCCCTTTACAGGGCAGTGGGACATATACGATTGTACATCCTCTGTAAAAGAGGAGGGTACATTTGACTGGTACGCCCATGATGATGGGTTAGATACCGACGTTGTTGTCCAAACTGTAAGAGTGCGAAAATATACTCGTCTTGATGGATTACCATTTACTCTGGGAGCTGTTGATTTCTCCCAGCTAAACGATACACAGCAGAAGCTTGCTTTGAGTATTGCTTTAAGCAAAGTACTCAAATAAGCCTTTAGACGGAGGATTTTATGTCATTATCTGACCCATTAGTCTTGAAAGACTCAACCGGCACTGATGTTTCCTTTGCGGTTCAATCGATTATTTCCTCGAAAGGAATAGCCGACCCATCTGGATCCATTCGTGTCGATTCTGGCTCCACTGCTTCTGAGCCCCGCCGCCTTGTGATAAAGCAGCAGGAAACAGGCAAGGGTGCCACTCGTGCTCGTAGAACCCTCATTCAGGTTACTGATGATAGAGTTTCTGCGACTGGAGTATCAAGCCAGCTGGTATTCAACGGAAGTTGGGTATTCCCGCTGAACGGTGAGTTTGCCGCTGTTGATTTGTACAATGCGCTCGCCATTTGGTGCGACGCAGTCCTCACAACTGGTTCTCTCACTGTTGACACGACAAAGGTCACTGCTCTTTTACAAGGACAGTCCTAAGCCTTTCGATAAATCGAGACGTAATAACGTCTGTCGCTGTCTAGTTGGTCGTTGTTGTTTACATGATGAGCTGGCTTCTCGGCCAGTATCCACGAAAGGAAAGACATATGCTGTCCCATTCGTTCACCATATATTTGGACCGTCTAAGAGGGCTTTTGCAGCCGCAGTTCGTGCTGCTGGACCCTTCATTGCTATCCTCATCAGAGAAGGACTTCGCTTATTGCTTGCGAAGATTCAAAGGTGAGGGAGTTAGGTTTCTTACTGTCTCCTTGCCGGAGCTCCGTAAGGCCGTTGATCTTAGTTTCTCAACAGGATCAATTATTACTCCATCTTCTTTTAAGACCAGAGAGTCTTGCGCCTATCCGGCGTTCCTCTCTTCCCATTTTGAGAAGATCTATGATAGTGACGGGTCTCTTTTGCCCAGGCCTTATGTGACGCGCGTTAAGCACGTCCGTCAAATTCTTGAGGCATTTTACAAGTTGGAAATTCCATATACGCCTGCTACCGAAGCACAAGCGTTAACTAACTTCGTTTCTAACGAGGCTTGGATTAAATCCCAACATGACGACTTTAAAGTTTTCACTCCACAGGGTCGCGAGATCCTATCGGGTGCTGCTTTACTTGCTCGGTATGTTTTCTCAGGTTTCGACTACAGCGATATCTCGCCTAGGCATGGGCCAGGTAGCCTAGCCACTGGTGAAAAAGGCGAGGAAAAGTGGCACTTCAAGCGCCACTACAACGCACTTCACCAGGTCTATCCGTATTATAGGTATTTTTACCATAGTACGAACATGTTGGGAGACTTAGCTTCTGAGTACAGGACTCTAGAGCGTTCCTTAACCGGAACGTCGAAAGTTGTGCTCGTCCCTAAGGATTCACGGGGTCCGCGTATCATTACCATGGAGCCACTGGAATACCAGTTTCTCCAACAAGGTTTGGGACGCGCTATTATGCACTGGTTAGAAAAGACCAGCCAGTTAACTTCTGGGCGCATAAATTTCACGGATCAATCGATCAATCAGAGGTTAGCATTGTCCTCCAGCTCTACCGGAGAATTTGCTACTCTCGATTTGAAAGACGCCAGTGACTTGCTCTCTGTACATCATGTGAAGGAGGTGTTTAGGTTGAAACCAAAACTCCTTAATGCTTTCCTCTCACTTCGTACACCGGAAACGTTACTACCTGACGGTAGGGTGGTTCCCTTAAGAAAATATGCTGGAATGGGGAGTGCATTATGCTTCCCCGTAGAAAGCTTTTGCTTTTGGGCTATTTGCGTTTCCGCCTTAGCCTTACGGCTCAACATGGGGTTACGTGAGTCAGCATCACTAGTATATACTTATGGGGATGATATTATCGTTCCCACTGTTTACTCTAGCGAAGTTATAAATGCTTTAGAGTACGTTGGCCTTCGAGTCAACGTACAGAAAAGCTATAACTCAGGACACTTTCGAGAATCTTGTGGTGTGGATGCCCTTGCTGGGCATAACGTCACACCCATTAAATTTCGGAAGCTTTTCCCTGCGTCTGCTACTGATGGAACGGCTCTTGCAGCTTGGTGTTCCTACTCTAATGCATTAAAGAGTAGGGGTTATCACCAACTGTCTGATACAATTTTTAAGGATTTGGAAAGCATCTTTGGAAAGATACCTTTTGGTATCTCTACATCGCCTTTTCCTTGTAGAGTTGTTAGTGACGTTACTGAGGCTGAAACTCTCAACCGAGAGGGGAAGATCAAGTACCGTTATAACCGAAATTATCAGCGTATAGAGTTTAGGGTTATCACATTGATCCCAACGGATCGCCCCTCTACTCTTGACAGCTGGGCTCGCTTTAACCGTGATATTCTCATGGGTACAGGCGATGATCCATCTATCT